GTGATAAGGTCCTCTATCAGGAATATGTTCATTCATCTTATATGCGAGCAGGTAATATGATTAGTCACAAATGGAAACGAGGAGGCGCTGAATATATAGCCCGCAAGTTTGGCTACGCAAGAGAAGACATGTTCTATTTTACTTTCGATGTCATCAACTTCGATCAAAGTGCCTTTGCGAGTCTCATTAGTCTCATCCTCATGTTGCCATACTGGCTTCTTGATGATGACGGCTCTGACGAATATAAAATAGCTCAAGCTTTTTACCTCCAACGTGCTCACGAAATGAGCGTTAAGGTCGTGAAGTGGACGCACAATGAGTTTAGACTCATAATAGGTCAGATTTTTAGTGGACTCTACGTTACCAGTTGGATAGACACCATTTACATGCTCATGGCTGACAATATAGTGAAACAAATACTCTATGAGCGTATGAAGTCCACCAGAAAGGGCAAAACACATTTAGGGAAAGCCTTTCAATCGTCTTTCATGCCGGTAGTTAGGTATGGAGATGATAGCCTCAATGGATTTGAACTCCAATATTTGGACATCGTTTGCCGGGATCGCACCATTGAGTGCCCGCTGGGAGATTATCAACGAATTATGGAAACAGCAATGGGTCTGAAAATGAAACCCGCCCAGACCTTTTTATTTCTACCGTATGAGGGGAAGAATCCGTTCTTAACTCGCATACGCAAGCGAATTGTAGATGGAGTTTATGTAGGACATGATATTATCTTTAATGGTCCTGAGTTCCTCCATAGACGGTTTGTTCGTGTTGTTGCTAACGGAGTGACGCATATTGTTCCATGGAGACATGAGACCGATTATTTTGCCAGAATGGCAGTTAATGCCAACGCAACCGAACTTAACCCTGACAAGTGGACATCAAAATATATGGGCCTGATGATTGACACTATGGCAACCAATATGGTGGCTTATAATGCCACTAGACACATGTACCTCCATAGCTTGCAATATGTGCAAGGCATGAATGTGACAGCCGAGACAATTCAGAGATCATTTCAATTTAAGGACCAAAAACTAGAAAAGATACTTTATACGTTGGGCATGACATCTAAACAGGCGGCCGAAACATTGAATCCCCAAATACTGTTTGAAATGTTTCTGTGGGATAACACCTGGCGTAATGCATGGGCGTCTATCTATAGGCTCCCCCTCTATGATAAGTTTGGTGCCACTGTGTTGCCAGAATGGAACAGCTCTCAACATAGTCCTTTAACATATATGATGTATGCTGAACAAGATAGTGGGTTTGACATCTAATTCCCTCCGAAATTAGATTTAACCAATT